ATCATGTAGTATCCATCATTGGACAACCTCGTATCGCGGTAGTTCATTAGTAGTTCGGCCCCACTGAATTCGGGGTGTTCTGAACGTTTTCTCACATAGCGGTAGATAAAGTTTCGAACTATCATGTACCATATCATCTAAGGATATTAATTTTATTCCTTTGGTGCTTCTCTCACTTAAAACGTAATCGTGACAGAGAGAAATCTGGGCGGCATTTGCTGTATATATATCCAGATTATGCATGTATAGTTTTTGAAAAAGAGAAGACTTAATCTTCTCCTTTGTAGTTTCTTTAGAATCTTCGAGTTGTCCCATATCGACTTCAGTCATTTCATGTAGTTCATCGAAGTTTACTTTAGGATCGAAAAGCAACGCCAGGGTCAATTTCCCGTAAATGTTGTCCGATTCCTGTTCCATAGAAACCCACAAATCCTCATCATTTTGTATTTCCTTGAAGGAGCACTCACCGAGCCAGTTAAGCTTATCATAATAATGACGCTTAATCAGTTCATGCATTTTCCATTCAATGAAATCACCACCTTTTTGGGGTCGTAGACTACTATCATAGGCGATTAATTTACGCTGAATAAACGCAGTAGCTCTATCGAAAAAAGAGAAAGGCCTCTTTTCAAAGGTCGGGTCTAAACCAACCCCCCCTAACCATTCGGGCCAAAAGTACTTAAGTACAATCCCACCGTCCTTCTCCATCTTCTCTAAGATTGGTCTCACATTATGCATAAATTGCTTATGGACACGCTCCCGTATTTCGGGCAGAGTAGGACATTTAGACATTAAGTCACGGTGGATGGCCCCTAGATGCCAGACCTGCTTATCTTCATTGCCAAAGGCAGTTTTCGGTTGACCAAAGAGTAACCCTAAATTTATATAAGGTCGTTCTTCAAAATACCCCAAGGGATATTCATCCGAATCATATCGTTTGAAGTCATATAAGACCGAATTGATTACGCAAAAATCCTTAGAAAAATAGGTTTTGCCAATCGAAGAAGATAAGCCAAGGAAATTACCAATTTCCTCCCAACAATATCGGATGTATTTCTCATCACCCGAAAAGACACAATCATCACCATTTACGCGTAAATCCGCTAGGGAAACTTGTTCTTCAAGTTTAGAATCTATAATTCTATATGTCTTATTGTTGGCAATCTCCATCGCCCAACGGCATAAAGCAGCGTTGGCAATGCAAAGAAAAGGAAAAGAAATAATTGAACCCATTAATTGACCCTCTTTTTGAGGCAACAAAAGTCCTAAGCCCTTAATATCGGGTTGATAGGTATTTCCTTTTGCATTATCGCGCAACTTACGGCGATTATCAAAAATATGGTTAGTCAAACAATCCTCAACCATTTGACGGAGATCTTTAAAATAGTTTTCTGGGAGAAGTTCCAAATCCTCCTTAGGAAAACGATCCTGTATGATTCCCATCAAACAGTCATTGATGGTTTGAGAAACCCAGGAATGTAAATTATCTGTAGACGCTTTATAGTCACCTGACACAATGATCTTTGAACCTTTAGGGTTCCAATCAACAAAAATTTTATTGATGTGATCAGGGGAAACCATCTCTCCAATTAAGGAAAAGACAGAATTCTTTTTAAGACTGCTCCACAGGTATTCCTGGATGGGTTTTAGACAAAAATATTTCATAGGTGGACCCTTAGAAATGACGCGAACCTTAAATGGTTCTCCAAGACCGACTGGTTTAACATATGGGATTTCCATAATGGCTTTAGGCCAAACATTCCAGTACAGGCGTTCATAACATAGGTACATATTGGTAAAATCTATGTCGGCACCAATGGTGGTGGCGTATTGCTCGACTGAGCAACCGCTATAATCACTACTATCAAAAGCTAGTTGATATTCAATATCTAATCCTAGCTGATCATATGCTCGTTGACCTCCTTTAAAGGAGACAGCTGCCTTTCGGACATTTACGCTGTGGCATAGATCATAAATAAGGAGAGGTTGATCTCCCAATATATCTTTAAAATTCTCCGCCTCGAGAAAGCCATTTTCCTTAAGAAAACCAAGCGTACCCAAATCTTCCTGCGACATCATATAATTCGCCTTAATGGAAGGAAAGATAGGTTTAATAAGGTCCTTATATTTCAAAGGAGTATTATGGTCGAATATTTCATGAACAGTTCTACGGAGTTCCATTATGGCAGTGTTCCTGTTGATACTATGAACACGTTTGACGGTGTCAAGTCCAATTGCAGGTAACATTCCAGAATGCTCCGTCCAATCATGACCTATTGGTTTAAAGATACAATCACCAAATATCTCTATATCGGAATCCCTTGCCTGAACAGGTTCACTTGTAAGTGCCTGCACGCTCTTGAATATCTGTGCTTTCACACAACATTCATTAATAAAAGGCGATCCCTTCTTAATATAAAGAATAGAATTTAGTAATGACCAACAGGCACTTCGTTTAGTATCGAAGTTCCACTTAAAATTCCAGAAATTTCGGAATCGCCTTCCTGGCACGATTATATGAGGTGCCTTTAGAAAGGGATCTTCTGAAATGCCCGGAAAACTGGGAATATCTTGTTGGTGGTAATGGGAGAAGAAGGCACAGGCTTTCCACTTTAGTATAGTGGCCCATGAACCCGCTCCATTGATAGCAGTGTATCGGAGTAATGATAGAACAAATTTAGATTTTTGTGTATAATATTTCACGGCATCATATTTAATGCCTCTATCATCGTTTTCGATTTTACGCAGGTGTTGAATATTCACCTTTGGCGTTCGAAAACCATACATATGTAGCAATACGTATACTCGATCTGTGAGTTTGCAGATCTTTTCATAGTCTTCGAGTAGGAAATGAGGATTTTCTAAGCAAAATTGTTTGAAACCTTCAATAGACCAGAGTTCACGCTCTAGCCTACCTAAATCGAGCCACTTAGACTCTCCCTCTTTCGTCTGAGGGGGCTGACGGCTAACTGCACTTCGAGGTGCTTTTGATTGCTTGATTCCCATTAGCTTAGGATCAAGTTTGGTTGTTTTTGTCTGATTATTCATTTAGTTGACAAAG